AAGAATTAACTGATCTTATTATTACAACGACTAATACTCTAAAGAGTAATATGGAAGCTGCATTTGCTAATATTAATACTAGTATTAGAAAAGGTTTCAAAGGGACTGCGACATATGAACCTTTGATTGACTGGGAACGATTAGCCAAAGCTAAAAGATGCACAGTTAATGATTTAATGTGGGTACAAACTGAAAATTTACCTCATTATAAAATATTTAATCTAGACCAAAGATTATCCTTAAATGGTGAGTATATGGTCTTGTATACTAAAAAGAATTGGATGGAATATGATGAGATTATATTTAAAATAAGAAAAAATGAATATGCAATGAATAACCTAGTTAAAGTAGACTTCTTAAAATGGTGTTTGCAAAATAATAATACTAATACACTTATTGGTAACTGGGCTGGATATATTCAATTTAATCCAATGCAACGTGATAAGACTGCATATAATGTAAATTATACGTTAACGGATGCAACTACATTTAGTATCTGGGCACTCAATTGTGATATTATTGAGTTCTATGGTGTTAAATATCAATAAACAAAAAAATCCCTATAGGAGTTAAACTCCTATAGGGCATTCTTCTATTTACTTATATCAGGTTTAGCATATCTAATACCATAATATTCTATTGGTTCGACATTTATATATTCATGATAGAATGCATATTCATCAGACAATCTTTGATCATCCCATCTACTTTTATCACGAGACATAGAATATAACGAAAATCCTAAAGCATCTGTTACATTATATACTACCCAAGTATTACTTGTTGTAAGATCGAATTTTAATCTCCATGTTGGAATTATTACACCGCATAGATAATTTCCATATCTAACGAAGAAATAAATAGCATCAAATTCAGTCCATTTTTGTTTTAATAGAATTTTACGTTCATTCCCATTAGGAGTCCATTTAAGATTTCCATTATAAACCCGCATATCAGTTCTTTGATAATCTGGTATATATGTAATATCATTCTTATTATTTTTACCAACATTTCTAGCCAACTCATCCCAATTTATCAATGGAATCATTTCATATGGAGTATTACTATCAAATACCCCTCTAATACTAGTATTAATATTAGCAAATGCAGCTTCCATATTACTCTTTAGAGTATTAGTCGTTGTAGTAATAAGATCAGTTAATTCTTGCTTAACTGTATTAATATTAGAAGTAGTATCGGAGAAGCGGCTTGTATGTCGCTTCTCCGTAAAATACATATTTACAAAAAAATAAAAGAGGGAGAGATTATCCATCTCCCCCTCACCAGTATTATACAAATAATACTGGATTTAAGTCATCATACTTCTTAGTACTAGGATTGTACATAAGATCAGTAGTCGTATATGGAAGACTAGCATCCTCGTTCAAAGTATTATCACTAAAGGTAAATAGCTCTACACTAATTTTATTAGCAGCTCTAACATGTTCATCGATGAATGTTTTCATTGCTAATAAAGCAGCTTTAGAAGACTTAAATAACCCTAAGTCGATAACATCTTGACCGTTGTAGTCTACTCTTGCACATACGCTAAAAATTTTCATATACTTTTCCTCCTTTAAAATAAATATAAGATATATGAATCACCTTAATAATATATAACCCAGAAGGAGTTTAAACTCCTTCTGGGTATAGTGTTTAGAATGATTTGAGATTTAATGGATAATATTTAGCTTCATCATCATACTCGCCATGTAAAACCTTTTGTACTTTTTCAGAGAAGATTTGCTCTTTCATATTTTCAGGAGCAGCTATAATTTGCTGTATATATCCACAATCTATAGTACCAGTATAATCTTTCTCATTCATTATATTAAACATATTAAACAAGAATAAGTCTTTATTAGAATCTATACTAGATCCAGAAGAAAAATTTGATGTGAAATAAAATAATCTTCTTTTATCTCCTATTATAGTTTTTTCCTGTGGACTTAGAGAAGCTCTAGTGTTTTCTATATTATTTATATTAAATATCAGTGCACGTTTATTTTTATATCTACTAATATCTGGATTAACTTTACGAGTGTTTATATTATATATCCAGGTCCTAGATTCAGTTTTACTATTAATATCATTATACTTAGATGACTTAATAATTTTAATATTCATATATAAATCACCAGTATCACTATTATATTCTGGTCTAATCAAAATAGTATGTAAAACATCATTACCGAATACCAGTTTAATAAAAGGATTATGAGTATCTACCTTATCATAATCACAGAAAACAAAATTATCATTAGGATATGTACCAGGAACATTTTTTACATAATTATCATAGTTACTTTTAGATAAAATTTTCGGTATAGGCTCATAAATTCTGCAGGAAGCCAATTGTATTTCTGCATTATTACTATCTAACGCTAAAAAGCTTACTGTATATAATATGGATGCTATGTTAACATTTAATGAGTCTTTGCTAAAAGATGGATCTATAGTTAGTATAATAGATTTAAACTTATTGGAGTTACTAGTAATTTCAGATTTGGTTTTAATGGCATTCTTACTAGTTTTATATTTATAAGAAAGTTCAGTTTTATCATTTACTATAGTTTTAGTAACTGGGGTTACATATTTCATACAATTAGAATCAGATGTGGCTTCCCCTGCCATGAATGCAAATTGCCATTTATCATTTTCATTAATCTTACAGGTATTAATATCTAATCTATTATTAGCATTATTAGAGAATGGATCTATTTCTGCACCTGTAGTATTATCGCCTAATTTAATTTTACATATATTACTACTATGACCGGCAACGAATTTCTTAGTACTAATATGACTACCTGCAATATTCTCAATCATATCAGTTATATTTTCACTAGTATGATCGCCAATAAATACACATGAGTCAAATGTATTATATGTACTAGTACCAATGAAAAGTTGACTAGCATTTATAACATCATAATTGCTAGACATTACAGTTTTTATATTACCTGTATAGTTTAAATATTTAACGTCATCTAATCCAGATGTTATAACTTTAGCTGGTATTTCATATGAAATATTTCGTTCAGTATCTAAGTTAGATAGTTCTAAATGCTCTATATATTTATTAGCAGTATAATCATCTAGCTTAATAGTAGTACCATCAGTATACATTGCACGATAATTATAACTATTTAAATCTGTATTAGAATTTATCTTAACTTCTCCACCAACCGATCTATCTATTTCTCCTAATCTATTAGAATTCTCTGCTGATAAATAACCATCATTATCTAATGCTTCAAGAATAGTCTTGAATCCAACTCCACCTACTTTTAGTAAGGCTTTATAAGTTTTAGTACCAATAACTACAACTTTCTTAGATGCGTTAGGATCTGTTAGATTTTCAGTTAATGGATAGTATACATAGTCATTGCCTAATTTAATCTTTCTACCAAGGTTATTTACTTCTTCTAATGTAGTATATAATGGGATGGCTTGTCGATTACCATCCCTATCATATACTGCTAGAACTTTATCTAACTTAGCCATTTTCTATACGCTCCTTAGAACCATCTGGATATACTAAGAAACCATCATTATCAAATCGTGGAATCTTACCAGCGGCATTACCTACATCTGTAGCTTTAATAAATTGACTGGAATCTAATCCACCTAAAGTTAATGCATTAGTTGGTGCTGGAATAGTAATATCAGTTTTACCATCAAAATGAATACCATTGATATTGCAATTTATTTCACTATTAGTAGATATATTAAATAAAGATCTTAATTTATCATAAATTCCAGTTCCATGGAAATATTCTATTTGATCTTCTTGTGTTATAGAAACGCTTTGATTAAAAGTATACATAGATCTTGTTGGGGCATAAAAAGCTTCCTGTGAAATAATAGCTATATTATTAGACCAATTCGTCAAATCTAAAACGAATTCATTAAAATATTGATTATTTGTTTTTATAGAAATTCCACTAGAATCATTTCCCCACCATATATTACCATAAAATCTAACATATTTATTATTATCTAAATCAAAAATAGCAAGATTTTCAACTGCTCTTACATATAGATATTTATTGGTATTTTTGAAACTAAACTTAGGTTTTGATACTATCGATCTATATCCATCTATAGAATAAAATACATCATTATATAATTTAATATTATTGATATTTTTATTATACGCTATATTATATTTACCACCCCTACCTTCACCGTATGGAGCAACATCTATTTTAATATCATTTATATTTTTTCTAACTCCTATTAATCTAATCAAGATATTACTAGATATAGGGGCTAAATTATATATAGTAAATTCATAATTACTTACGAATTCTATTCTTGGTATTTTATAAGCAATATCTTCAATACTATTTTTAAATACAGCATCTACTATAGTACCATTAAATATAGTTATAATAGAGTTTAGGTCCTCTATTCTAATTAAAATATCATTAGTATTTTTAAAATATAATTTATATCCTAACCCGAATAAATATTCTTTATCGGCTATTATTTTATCAGTATCTTTATCAGAAGTGGTATTTCCAACTTCTGACTTTAATACAAAATCACTAGCAGCATGACCATCTAATGTCTTAGCATTTATATTCTCTGGTAGTGTAGTGCCACTAGCTTTAACTTTATCTTCTATATATTTATCTAATCCAGTAATATTTGCTGGAGTATGAGTATGACCTTCGACAGATAAAACTTTACCTGCAGCTGTTACATTTCCAGCTATAGATAGATTATCTTTAATAGCTGTATCTCTAAGTTTTGCCATGTTTAATCCTCCTTTATGATTATCTAAATGTTAAAATAATAACCCCATAGGAGATAAAACTCCTATGGGGTAATAATTTATTTATTTTTCTTAGGTACAAGGATATTTAAAAGTATTCTTATAGCCTTCAAAATATAGATTGGTTTAAAGAGTGCTTTAATAACTCTAAAAACTTTCATTCTCATAGATCGTCTCTTGACGATAGTTCTTGTAGTACTCATACTAATTCTCCTTTTACATATTAAATTCTACAGAGTTTAACCCAAACCCATAATTACATGTTTTAGAATCCAGCATAGGAGAAATTTCGTACTATACGTTCTTTGTCTTTATCGTAATCTTTATAGATATCGTTGAATACTTTAAGTTCAATATGTCTCATTGCACATTGTTGTCTCATTTTATTCTGTAAGTTATTTTTATAGAATTTACTTACAGCTGGACATTCAAAGCAATGATAACATTTACAACCATCATCTTCAGAGATACTACACATTGGAGTTTGACTATATTCTTTAGAGAATGATTCAATTACATCTGGATATAATCCAGTAAATACATCGCCAATCTTAACTGTTTGGTTTTCATAGAATGCATCATCAGAGAAGTATCCGCATGGATATAATGATCCATCTATGCCAACATGAAGAAAATGACCAAGATGTCGACAACTAATAGCACGAAGTTTATCCTTAACATCGGCATATTTAGTATACAACATTGTGTCGACATTTGCAACTAGTTTATCATCATTTTCTTCTCTAGCATTCTCTTCAAAGATATAATAAAGTTGCTCTTCAAATTTCTTTAGGAAATCTGGATCTTTATAATAATCACAGTCCGATAAAGGATAGTATTCCCATTTATAACAGCCATTATCTAATGCAAATTTATAGGCATCATATAGATTATCTATAGTATCTGGAGTACATGCTGTACGAACTAAGACTTTATCATGATAGTTAGATCTACCAAGTTCAATGATAGCTTTATTAAAATAATCATCATTGAAAACTTTAATATTCTTTGGCTTTCTTGATTTTGATGCACTATATATACCATCCCAGGATATCTTACAACCCCATGGATCTAAAATATGGTCATCCCAGAGATCTATCAGACCACCTATATTGCTACCATTAGAAATCGTCGTCATATTGATAGTTGTCTCTTTATAACGTTCTAATTTCTTAAACTTCTTATAATCTTGTCTAATCTTATCACAGTGAAGACTAGACTCACCGCCAGTAACTTTGACTTCAAAGTCATCAGCTAATGGTAAAGTTATAAGTAACTTAATCAATTCATCAAAGTATGTAAATCCTCTAGTACGTTCTTTAACATCATGCTTCTGGAAACAGTACACACAATCTAAATTACAATACTCTGAGACTTTATATACTAAAGCATCAAATCTTTCAAACATTTGATGACTCCTTATATAATTTATCATAAACTGCTAATTCAGCATGTCTAAGATTACATTGTTGATATAATCTATTCTCACTATCTTGAATAGATTTATGAGAACAGCAATCTTCACATAGCTGATTATTACAGGTTGCACAATCTAATTTAGATCTATCTATCATATATCCTTCTTGGAATTTATTATACAGATTTGGTAGATCTTTATAATTAGATAGGTCAATAGATACCTCATCAACAATATCACCACCGAAAGATAATGGACACATAGTCATCTTACCATGTAAGTCTATAGCTAATGAAGTCCCATATTCACATAATCTTCTAGGATTCTTAAACTGTAGATACTTATTGACATTATAGATCTTGAAATCAGATCCTTCAAAGTAATCTAAAGTCTTTTCTAGTTGTTTAGTGAATTCATCAATATAATCATAATGTCTATATTTATCAAAGCTATTCACTGTATAGTATTCTATATTCTTAAATCCAAGTTCATGAATGAACTTGAAGGTATCAAACATATTTTTTACATTCTCATGCAATGCATATCTAATAATGATTTTATTGCTATAGCGAGAGTCTGCTAAGATCTCTAGTTGTTTAGTCATATCGGTATACTTTAATGGTTTAAATACTCTAGTTGAGTTTAATCCATCATAAGATATACTAATCATAGTCTTATTAGATCCAATATAATCAAAGACATCAATTATATTTTGTGCATGAGATCCATTAGAGTAAAGTCTATATAGAATCTCTGTCTCAGAGAATCTATTAATCTTACTTAACTTCTTTACAGCATTATAAATGTATTCTACAGTCTCATCTAAGAATAGTTCCCCTGTAGTTAGACCAACAGTAAGTTTATCTGCTAGTTTTACATTCTTTAATAACTCATATAAATCATTCCATCTATCAAACTTCTTCGGTTCATTAGTATTTCCTCTCAAATAGCAATAGGCACAAGCCATATTACAGACTTGTGCCACATCTAATTCTAGAGTTGATAGAGTAAAATCATTTATTGTCTTTAGGTTCATCTTCTGACAATTGTACATATGCTTCACTTAATCCATTCTTATAGATATTATAATACCAAGCTCTAAATGCATATAGAGAAATACCATTATTAGTAAACCAATCATCCATATGCTTAGTTAATCTATTAAAGGATAGAGTTGTTTCCAAATTGGAAACTTCTAGTCCTTCATAATCAGGCTTCAAGATAAATTCTTTATCTTGTGGATTAATATTGATTTGTCTTTCACCAGCACGGTTAAAGAACTCATCAGAAAGTCTTAAGTATCTACGTAAGATTGCACAGAAATTAGGTGCCATAACTTTATCATAGATGATAAGAGTACGATATAGTTTTTCTGGATGAAGTAAAGCTAATTCAATCCAGTCTAATACATCATTATATTTATGAATAGCATCTACCCACTTACGTGCAGCTACAGCTAATTCAAATTTCTTATCTAAGATTCCAAGTTCATTGATAGAAGTTCCTTTGAAGTCTCCATCTTCGAATTCTTCTGGGATCTCTAATTGTTGAACTGCATCATAGATTAGTTTATCATTATTAACAAACTTAAATGCATTAGTTAAAGAGTGATCTAAGATTTCAATGAAACAGTATTTAAGAATATTTGGTTCATGTACAATAGACTTAAAGTTTTCATATAAACGTTTCAATAGATCTACTACTTTAATAATGAATGTAGCATCTCTTGGAGCTTCATACATTGCATATCTTTCAACTTTAGAGTTGATATATTTAAGATGAATGTAATCAGAGAAGTTATTACGAATCTCTACTGGAGTAGATTCATAAGTTTCCACATAAGTCTTTTGGAATTGTGGGAATGTATAATCATCATAAGAGCAATTGATTAGATAAGACAATAAATACATTGTAGTTTCTTCATCATATTTCTTACGATCATCATAATAACCAAGTAATTCATCTTTATCAGATTGCATTAAAGTAACGTGTAATTGTAATGCATACTCTGGACATTTTTCATTAACCAATTCAGTTAATGTATTAACGTAGTAGTTATAGATTTCTTTGTCTGCTTTAGCATTAGTATCAAACATAACTACATCAAGCAATGTACCGACTTTGGAGAATCTATCAGTAATGATTTCGGTCAATTCATTAAATCTAGGCTCATCTTTTAATACTTCATATATCCGTTCAGGAACGTAGTTAAGCATTAGTATTTCACCTCCGAATGATATTCAGCTTGATAAGCTTTATATCGTTGTATAATTTCATATAGACGTTCAGTCTCTTCTTCATTCAAAGAGTCTAACCATTCTCTAATTGTGTCATAGTATACATGCATCATGATACAAGTAGATTCAAGGAAGTTATATTCCCATTCGTCTCCAAATTCTAAGTAACGTTCATATCTGCAACCACCATCACACATGCAACGACATTTACAATCATCACATTTAGGATTCTTACATGGTTTTTGAAGTAGTTCATCACCGAATTTCTTATCTTCTTGAGATAATGCAGTACAATAAGATTCCCATCCACTTGGAGTGATAACCTTATACTTACCAGCATCACAAGAACCAAAGTATCTATCATTTTGAATGACTGCAATAATTCTATTAAGATGATCCATATACATCTTATCTAATGTAAAGGTCTTCTTATATTGCTCTTTAAATACATCTAAGAAGTTATCTGTATATAAAGATCTATGAGCTACTACGAACTCACCAGATACACCATATTTCTTGAATTCCATAAACTGTTTATGGATTTCTTCCATAAGATGAACGTTCTCATTACCTATAACACATTTGATATCAAATTTCAATCCACGTTCAATAGCATACCAGATATTTTGGTATACATTAGAAGCGATAGATTTACCACATGTATCAACACGATTCTTATCTGCAAAACCATCCCATGATAATTGTATTTCATTCATAGGATACTTCTCATTAAGATCGATAAATTCTTTAAAGTTAACTACAGTAGAGGTTACTATTTGGAATTTAAGCTTCCCATAGTATTTCTCCATAGTCTTTTCGATAAGATCAAGACACAAAAGAGGTTCGCCTCCGAAGAATAAAATCCTCGAAGGCTTTTCTGTTTGTATAATTTGATCTATCTGTTCAAATGTCATTGTTGCAGGGTTATCTCGTCCTTTGATGTAACAATATTCACATCTATTAGGACAAGCTTCAGTAAGCATTAAATATATCTCTTTATACATTATTCATTTTCAGCAGCTGCCATTGCTGCTCTTTCCTCTTCAGTTAAACTATTTAATTCATCTTCATTAACTTCAAAGTTTGAAGGTAATGGTGGAATTGATGGTACAGTCGGTTGAGTTTCAGATTCCGTGCTTGGAGTTGTAGTCTCTGTAGTTGGAGCAACTACTGGAGGTACAGGGATAGGTGGAATTGGATGGACTGCAGGAGTTTCAGTATTACTTGGAGTAACTACTGGAGTGGTAGGTTCTGTAGATTCAGTAATACGTTCTTCTTCATGTTTAATCAATTCTTCTGGACTCATTATAATATGGCTACCTTCTTGATTATTAAATTCAGATAATCTAGCAAGGTCTTCATCATTTACACTAAATCCTTCTGGAAGACCGATATTAACTTTAGGTACTTCTGGAGTACCAATAGCTTCACCAGCATTAGGTGTATCAAAGTTTCCAGGAATTGGAGCTGAAGTATTTTCTGGGTGAGTAGCACTATCATAATCAGTATTCATTACAACAGTAGCTTCTTCTTCAGATAATCCGTCTACTACCATCTTCTTACATTTAAGAAGCATTTCTTTATTACCAGCTAAGTCTTTAAGTTTATCAATATTATTTTGATACCAAGTATCTACATATGTCTTAAACTTATTCATAACTAGCTTATTAGCATAATCATCATATAGGGTATAATCTAAATCATCGGAACTAATGAAGTTTCTATCTGAAGGTAAGATATTATCAAAGTTCATAAGGAACTGAGGATATAGTCTTTGAATCAAATAGAATCGTCTCATAGAGATGATAAACCCAGTGATGTTATTCTTATTATAATAACGCAAGGAATCAAAGAAAGCTTCTTTATCATCCAATGCCTTATCAAGATACTTATATTCTTTATATACCCAATGGAAGAACTTAGGATAATCATTCAAATCAAAGTATGCTTCATATAGACGTTCAAATGTCCAGATGACACCAATTGATCTTAGTTTATTATCAAAGTCCATATTATCTACATTGGCTAATTCTTCAACTTTAGTTAATGTAGTTAGACGTTGCTCTTTAGTCATTCTAGGAATGATATATTGTAGAGCAGCACATCTAACTTCAAGACGTAAGTTATCTAAAGTATCTTTAGAGTTAATATATGATTGGATTTGTTTATAAACCTTAGACATATATTTTTCATATTCATCAAAGATATCTACATTACCAGAAGTGGAGATACGTAAACAGTATCTGATACTACAGTAGTTAAAGTATGCAGTATGAATATATTTAGGTAAAGCAGCTCTAACGTCTTCTTGTACTTCAGTATACATATTGCAGAATAGAGCAACAAGAAGTTCATATTCTAGAGCACTTGATAATTTATATGAGATTGCCTTATCCAATAGGACGAATCTATCACGTAGATTCTTTACATTATTAAGCAATTCAGCAATTACATCATATGATTGAGTCTTAGTATAAACTAATAGATTATATAGAGACATATCAGTTGCTTTCAACTTAGTCTCTAATTCATCTATTATTTTACCATAGGCTTCAGAATGACTGAAATCATAATAAGATTGTAAGTCAGATTGGATTGTACTTGGGTCGTACATCTTCTTAGCTAGTGCATTGATTTTATCAGTGATACCGATAGATTTAGCAAACTCATACACTTCGTCTAATAAGAAGATTTTCATTACGACCAACCTCCACAGTTTTGATTATGGCAAGTATTATATTGGCAAGATTGACAACCAAGTTGACAAGTTGCTTGACATGCTACTTGACAAGAAAGGATACAATAACCAGAACCATCAAAATATTTATTCCAGTTACGGTTTAGATAGTTATTGATCTTATTATAGTTTTCGATGATATCTGTAAACTTACGATGAGTCAATAACTCAGTTGCAGTAAATTTAGGAATATCTTCTACGTCTGGGATTTCATCTTCAAATAACGTATGTGTATAGTTATAAGCATCCCAGTTAGCTTTAATCAATTTATTGAATTGGTCTAAAGTAAGTTTTTCATCAGTGTCAGTTGTATTAATGATACTCATGTCTTCTTTAAATAACTTCTCAGTTATATTTTGACCTTTCATTTCATAATAACGGTCAGGAAACATCTGAGGGTTATTACGAACTTTAACAATATCCTTTAATTCGGATACTTGGTATTTCAAACGAGTAGCTAGATAGTTTACCTGATTGACAAACTCTTTATCTAGCGGTTTTTCTTTATATTCTTCACTAACAACTGGGTCAGTGTATGAATATTTACCACGATTTGGCATTTGTTTCCTCCAATGTTTAAATTACTTATCTACGATGCTATCTAAGATAGCAGAAGACATAGATAATTGGAAAGTGAAATAGTCATTAAAGCTAGGAATGACATTACCCTTACAATCTAAGTTATTATACATTTCTAAGAATCTGTCTAATTTCATCTTAAAGTCTAAGGAAGTAATATCAGATGTCTTAACTTCAGTATCAAAATACTTCTTGAGTTTTAAGTTCTCAATAAGTACGTTTAACTTACGAGATCTAATATTCTCAGCAGTTAATAGTTTATCTCTAAACTTAAGAGCTGCAGGTACTAGAATCTTTTGAATTTTACAGTAGGATTTAGTTGGAGTATAGAAGTCATGATTTTCAGTTAAGTTTTGGAATGGACAACCAGACTTGCAGATAATCTTAGCTACACAGTCTTTACATTCTTCCATTTCAAACTTAGCTTGTTTAGCTTCATCAGAAACTTTAGTTTCATCTACACCAGTTCTCATATTACCAATCTTCATTTCTTTTAAGAATTCAAGATCAGTAGTTGGGAAGTTATGACAAGGATATACATCCATATTCCAGTCAATACATACCCAGTATTTATTACCAATATGACACATCTTTGTATCAGATACTTCAGGTTCCATTGCAGTACCAATAATATCATCAATATGCTTGATATTGATATTACGATTATTATCAGTATCATTCAAGATATCTACATAGAGTTCAAGCATCTTATTATAGTTATCTTCATAGTCTTTCAATGCTTCATCAGACCAATCTAAGTCAGATGCGGCGATTGGACAAATATTATTAATGCCAAGATCTAATAGCATCTTAACACTTTCAAACATATATTTTGCACTCTCTGGAGTTACAGTCATACGTGCTTCAATAAGATGAGTTAGACCACGATCTACCATCTTCTTAATATTTTTAACTACAGTATCAAATGAACCGTTACCAGCATGATCTTTACGATGCATATCATGCATTTCCTTAATACCATCAATAGATACTAAGACGAATACATCATTATCATCAATATAATCAAGCATCTCATCTGTCATTTGCATCATATTAGTTGTAATACCCACTTGAGCATTATAATGCTTTTCATT